AAGGTTAAGAGGTGGGATAACTGGGAAGGCAAATGGAAACGGGAATTGAAGAAGTTCTTCCAGCAACAGCAGGATGAAGTCCTGGCCAAACTACGAGACCAGAAAGCGGTCCAGAAAATCAGCATTGAAGACGTCCTCTTTGAACGGGCAAAATACAACAAGTTCCTGACTGATTTGGCCATGCCCTTATTGATTTCTATACTGGAAGACGGAGCTGAGGAAGCTGCCGAGACTATCGGATTTGATTATTCCCTGTTTGACGTCACCAACCCCCACGTTCAAGAATGGGTGGGAAGCCGGTTAGAGCTGATTAAAGACATCAATGACACCACCCGAGACTTATTAAAAGAGACCTTAAAGGAAGGAATTGGAGAAGGGGAAACGATTTCTCAGCTATCCGAACGGGTTACCCAGGTATTTTCTCAAGCGAAAGGGTACCGTGCAGAAGTCATATCTCGGACGGAAACCATTGCGGCTTACGTGCAGGGAAACGTGGAGTTGTACCGAGAAGCGGGGATAAAGGAATTAGAGTTTTTCACGGCCATGGATGAAAGAGTGTGTGAAGAATGTTACTCAAAGCATGGAAACATATATAAAGTCGAAAACTCAATCGGCGTAATTCCGGTTCATCCGCAGTGTTACGACAAAGACACTGAAGTCTATACCGACAACGGCTGGAAACTCTTTTCGGAACTTCAACCTAATGACAAGATTTATTCCTTAAACCCCGATAACTTTGAAGCTGAATTTTTGCCTTATAAACAGAAAGTAAGTTACCAATACAACGGGAAGATGGTTCATTACACCAGCCGCACTTTTGATTTGATGGTCACTCCTGACCACATGCAATTTGTCGGGAAGAAGAATAAAAATGGACTGCGATGGAGATTAATTCCGGAAAAAGAATTGCCGGATGGGAATTACGTATTTTACCGAGGATTAAATTGGACTGGTCAACATCAAGACACCGTTAGGATTGGCCGCCATGAGATAAAGACCGAAATATTCTGCAAATTCCTCGCCTATTATTTAAGTGACGGCAGTGTTACCAAGCTTGCCAATGGTGACAAATACCAAATCTCAATATCCAAAAGTGCCGATAAGAATCCAAAAGATTACGAAACGATTCAAAACGACTTGCTACAAATGCCAGTGACCTGGTGGTGCGGTAAGGATAAATTCTTTACCACCGATGATGATTTGTGCGAATATGTCAAGCAATTTGGCAAGGCTCATGAAAAATTCATTCCGCAAATTATAAAAGACCTCTCAAAAGACCAGATAAAAGCATTCCTTGACGCATATGTTTTATGTGACGGTCACGTTAAAAAGGGCAAAGCATGGAAGGGTGGCAAATTCTCAGATGAACGTATTTATTGTACCAGCTCCAAGCATATGGCAGATGATTTAGGTGAGCTGATATTAAAGGCTGGGCATAGACCGTCATTTATGCTCATAAAATCAAAAGGAAAACAGCAACAATTTTCCAACGGCACTTATACCATTAATCATGATTTGTGGAGAATTGTTGAATGTCCGAGAACTCAATCTTGGACATTCGATAAAAAAGAAATCGATTATAACGGCTATGTTTACGACGTCGAGCTCCCAAAGTGGCATGTTTTCTTGGTGAGGAGAAACGGGAAAGTCGTTTGGAGCGGGAACTGCCGTTGTGACTGGATTCCGGTTGTTGAATAACCCCAAAAAAAATAAATCCCCAATACCCTTAAGCCTCAAGCCTTCCGGCCTGGGGCTTTTTTATTGCCCACATAGGAGGCGAAAACAATGCCTGACATCAAGTTTTTAAGTGACCTTGAATTTCATAAACTGGCAAAAGCCGGCATGGCTGAAGGCGTCGGCGTGAGGAAGTATTTCGTCGTCGAAGAAAAAGAAATCAGCGATGAGGAACGAATTATTGAATTTACCAATTCAACCCCCACCCAAGACCGCTATCACGACACCATCGACCAAAACGGCTGGCAGCTGGAGAACTTCAGAAAAAATCCCGTGGTTCTCTGGGCGCATGATTACGGCCAACCCCCTGTTGCTAAATCGGTGAACGTCTGGGTTGAAGAGGGGAAGCTGAAATCAAGAGACCAATTCACCCCCCGTGACCTCTACCCATTTGGATTCATGGTGTATGAGCTGTATAAGAACGGATTCCTCAATGCCAAAAGCGTGGGATTCCAACCGATTACCTATGCTTTCAACAATGAAACCGAAGGCGTTGAATTTTATACCCAGGAACTTTTAGAACATTCCTGCGTCCCCGTCCCCGCTAATCCTGAAGCTCTGGTTTCAGCTAAATCAATGGGTATCGATCTTCTTCCTTTAAAATCCTGGGCGGAAAAGGTTTTGGATACCTGGAACGAGGAGAAGGGGATCTGGATTCCCAAGAAAGACATTGAAACCGTCTTTTCTCTTCTCAACGGGAAAATCTATTCCACCCCTCCGGCCGAACCCAAAGGAGACAAACCCCAAAATACCGACCTCGAAGAAAAAACCAAAATCAGCGATGAACTAATGGATGTATGTCAAGAACTGGACATTGAAAGCCTTGCCATAGACTGCACTTCTCCCCAGGAATTGGTCCGGCTCATCAAAGAAGAAGTCGTCAACCTGAAAGCCGGCCGCGTGTTGTCCGAGAAAAATAAAACTTTAATCAAAACCTGCGTTTCTCAACTGCAGGAAGCCATAGAAGCGTTAAACAAGCTTTTAGACGCAACTGAACCTCAAGATGATGACGACAGCAAAGAATTCACTTTTGACGATGAAAGTCCTGAAGAACAGAAATCCACTGGTCCCACCTTAAATGATGAAGAGATCGACCTCGATTCAATTTCCCACGAAGAAAAGACCCCACCCAGCTCACTCAACATTAATGCAGACGATGTAAAGGTAGTCCTCGGCAAATTGATTGACGAGAAACTGAGGAAGTTGACTGGAAAACTCGATTAAGAGGTGAACGAACGTGACCAAAGAAGAACTTATAAAGTTAGTAGATGACGTTATAGGCGAAAAATTAAAAGACGTGTTACAGCAGCAAAGTGATGACCAGCAGAAATGGATTGAGAAAATCCTTACTGCTCAAAGGCAACAGGAGCAGAAAGCCGAAAAGCCCAACGTGGGCCGTTTAATCCGAGCCTTAGCGGCTGGGAAAGGCGATCCTCAAAAAGCGGCTGCATTTGCCCAAAAAGCATGGAAAGATGAAGCCATTGTCAAAGCGTTGCAGACTGATGAAGGAGAAGCCGGCGGATATTTGGTACCGGAGGAATACTCCAGCCAGCTCATTGAGTATTTACGCCCCTTGGCAGTCGTGCGCAGAATGAACCCCGTGATTATCCCGATGGAAACCGGCACCATGAGCATGCCGGCAGTGACTGGCGGAGCTTCTGCTGAGTATATCGGTGAGGGAACCAACGTTCCGAAAAGCCAGCCCGCCTTTGGACAGGTGAAATTAACCTGGAAAAAACTGGCGTGTCTGGTTCCGATCTCAAACGACCTCATCCGGTTTAGCTCCCCCAAAGCCGATGAAGTGGTACGAAACGACCTGGTTGGAGCAATGGCACAGCGTGAGGACGCTGCTTTTATTCGTGATGACGGCACCAACGATAAGCCTAAGGGCTTGTTAAATTGGATTGCCACAGCCAATAAATTCGAAGCCAATAAAACCGTTAGTCTCGCTAATGTCACCATCGACCTCGCTAAAGCAATTTATTACCTCCGCAAAAATGAAACCAAGTTCCTCAACTGCGGTTGGATTCTATCGCCTGGCTCGGAACTGTATTTAAGGACAATTCGGGACAGCAACGGGAATTTTGCTTTCAAGGGCGAAATGGACCAAGGCAGGCTCTTTGGATTCCCATTTGGCGTGACCACTCAGGTTCCCGACAATTTGGGCGACGGCGAGGACGAATCGGAAATCTACTTTGTTGATTTTGCCGACGCTGCGATTGGTGAATCAAGCCAAGTCGAGATCGAAATCTCAAGCGAAGCCGCCTATTACGACGGTTCAAATGTCGTATCGGCCTTCTCGCTTGACCAAACCGTATTAAGGGCAATCGCACGGCATGATTTTGCCATGCGCCGGAATACTTCGGGGGCTGTCATTCAAGCGGTCACCTGGGGATCTTCAATCATATCATAACTGACTGACTCAGGGCCGGTAGTTTAACGCTATCGGCGTTTGGAGGCGATAAACCATGATCTCTCGTGATATTGGGAATTACATAAAAATAATGAACGGCGGTGGCTCTATTTTGAGCCCTGGTGATGCCGATGCTGATATTGAAGGGGTGGCCATTGACCGTTCTGGATATTTGAGCGGCGTTTTTGCCGTTCATTACGGCATCGACGGCCCTTCAATTGACGGGCAACTGGGAATCACCGCAAAAATCCAGGAATCCACTGACAACTCGAATTGGTCGGACGTAAGCGGAGCCACCATTGCGCTGGCTTGTGTCACTTTAACCGCTTCAAACGTTCCAGTCTCGGCAATCGCTGAAGTCAATGTCGATTTCTCCAGCTTAGAAAAATACGTCCGTGCCGTTGTTACTCCAACTCGTTCCAGCGCAGAATCCGATACTGCAGTTGTTGGAATCACTGCCATTCTCGGCGGCGCTGATGTATTACCGGTATAGTGCCATGCTGGTGAAATTTGTGAAAGGGTATAGCCCTTACCAAAAAGGCGAATCGGCAGGATTCCCACCTGACAAAGCAGAAAAGTTGGTCAAAATGGGGGTAGCCATTTACCCTCCCAAGCCAAACCTCGATCCAGTACCAAAACCCGTGATTCCAGAATTAAAGCCCGAATCAGTAACTTCTGATTTTCAAGCTCCAATAAACCGCATGGTGAAAAAGGCGAAGAAAAAATGAGCAATGTGACGATCCTCACCCCAGCGGCCAATAAGAAACTCACCACCTTAGAGCAAATCAAGCAGGAACTGGAAATTACCAATTCAACCGATGACACATTCTTAAACGATCTAATCGATCGGATGAGCGGAAGAATTGAAGACTTTTGCCATCGAATCTTTGCCAGACAAACCTATCAGGAAAAAGTGGCCGGATTTGGGGATAAAATTCTGCTTCTCACTCATACTCCGGTTCTTTCCGTCTCATCGGTATTGTGTGATTCCAGCCCCATCACTGACTATGAAATCTATAACGCTAACGCTGGTGAGCTTTACCGCAGTATCGGCTGGGCATGGGATGCCACCATGTGGTGGGGGGCTTCTGCTTTTCCATCTTCGCACCATTCAGAACAGAACTTCACGGTTGTTTATGAGGCGGGGTATGTGTTACCTGGGGACGATGGATTACAGACCCTTCCCAGGACCATTGAGGACGCCTGTATTCAGTGCGTCAAAGAAGCCTACTTGAAGCGGCGGGACGATCCAAATGTAAGCTCCGAGAAATTAGGAAACTATTCAGTTACTTATGACCCTACCCCGCTTTTATCTCGGCTTCTCTATAACTGGGTGAGGATATTCTGATGCTCTCGCTTTTGAACCAAACGGTTGATGAATATTCAGTCACGTTTACAGTCGGCGATACGGGGATTCAAAAGCCCGCTTACACTAAGAGGACCTCCTATCGTGCCAGACTGGAAACCGTTAATAAAGAGCTCATCGAACGCCAGTACGGGCTTGATGAAAATATCGATTACCGGATGTTTACGGTGGCCGCTCCAGTTCTGGGGCGGTACATCCTTTTAAACAGCGTCTATTATCGAATCCGCTTAGTCATCCCCATTCAAGGGAAACAAGCAATTCATCACTATGAAAGTTTGCTGGTGAAAGTTGAATGAAGGTAACAGCAATCACGCAAGGCTTAGACAAGATTACCAAAGAGCTTGGGAATTTTGAAAAAAGAGAAACCAAAAATGTTCGTCAAGTTGTCAAAGAATCCGCAATCTTTTGCTCTGGGAAAGCCAAGAAGAACTTGAGCCGGCCCTATCCAGAAGGAGCAATCGATACAGGACAGCTCAGAGATAACATTACCTATGAAGAAATTATCACACAAGAAGGTATCACCTACCGAGTCGGAACCAACGTTTCCCATGCTCCGTTTATCGAATTTGGTACCAAGCCCCACTTTCCACCCTTGGGTGATGAAAACAAAGGACTTATGCGATGGGTAATACGTCACATGGGGGCGGCCAAAGGGAAAACTCCAGTATTTGGCAAAGTCAAGAAAGCCGATAGGGTTGATAAAGCAAGAAGTATCGCCTTTGCTATAGCCAAAAAGATAGCTAAATACGGAACCCCACCCAAGCCGTTTTTACGACCAGCTTTTACTGAAGCAAAAAGAAAGCTCATCCACGACTTGGAAGGAATGAAGAAATGATAGTTGACGCGAAA